AACTACGGAGAAGGCAGCTTTCTTAGTAATCTTTCTTGCAGTAGATGTAGAGAAGTTAGAATCATCTACAATTGATAAAACTTTATCTCTTAAATCTGCTGCTTGTTTAATAGCATTAGCGCGATGGCCTTCAGGAGTGATGACATAGCTCATTCTTCTTATTCTGCTCATGCCTGGTTCTCCTCTTCTAGAACTGGAAGCAAATCTGCATCTAAACTATCTTTCCCTAGTGAGGCAAGTAGTGATGCTCTTAAGAATGGGTCTTCCCCATTTTTAACTGCTCTCAACCAACTTGCTCTAATTGCAGGCTCTGCTTCATAGCCATAACCTAAATACTCGGTCATAGCAAAAATCGCATCTTCTACGCTTTCGTAATCTTCTTTGCTCTTGAGTGCAATATTTAATTCTTGGTCTGCTACGAACTCATCTAACTCAGGTCGTACGTCAGTTATATTTCTATTTGCTTCTACATTAACAACCCCGTCAGGTATTACAGCAAATCTGCATTTTCCTGTTGGCTCAACGGGTAGAGCAATAATCTTACAATCTGAACCGCCAGCATATAGAACGCAATTGGCGCAAGTAACACCGATAGAAGCAACTTCGTTTTCGGCTGGAGGCGTGTAACCTGCCCAGATTCCTTCTTCGTCTTCATTAAATTTTCCGTACTTCTGTGATATCTCAATTAAGGCGTTTGCTAAATCTTGTTCTTCAGGAACTAATCCTGCTGCAGTAATAGAGTTTGATTTTTTACTGCTACGAGGATGAGAAGATGGTAGCAAATCGTTGTCTGACTTATAAGCAGCATTTGTTGGTCTACCAGATTTAAGAAGTTTTAAGAAAGCATTTACTCGACCCATTGCCCACTGGTTACGATTCATACCAGGGCGGTGTGAGACAGAGAATGCTCCAGCCCCACGGCGGTAAACTGCTTTTAACATACCTAAAGTTGCTTTTCTTCCTTTAGGAGTTTTTTCATTATGGCTAGATACTTTCTCTTTAAGAGAGTCCTCTACTGCTTTAGAAAAAACAACTTTACGAGAACCTGATGCAGAGCCTTTAGAGTTTTTGTTAGAGCCTTTTATTTGATCTTTCTTGGGAGCAGGTTTTGAACCAGCGGCAGCAGAAATAGAGGTAGTAACAGGAATATATTCCTTAGTACCTTCTTTATCCCAGTCGGAGGGTGTCCACTGCTTTGCCATTTTTATTGCTTACATCCCTTGAGTAGTTGTTGCTTTTAGTTGCCAATCCCATTTTGCATGCATATCAATACGCTCTGCAATAAAGTTTGCAATACCTTGCTCATTTGCTTGATTTGCTACATCAAAGGCTCTCCTTAAACCATTGAGCATTACAGCATTAGCAACCAGAATATCTTTGGCAAGGTCGATACACATGTAACCAACTTCAGTGTCTTCAATGTTTGACATACGTGCAAACTCAAAAAGGCGTGATGGAGAAATTGCTCCAAGTTTTCTAATGTTCTCAGCGAATGGGTCTATAGAACCGTCGATGTCTTCATATATCTCGCCAAAGAATTCGTGAAACTCTGGGAAGTCAGGTCCCATAACGTTCCAATGCGCTCCCTGTACTTTATGAGAGAGAACTACAGCATCACTAAGTCCGACTGCTAAAGCATTAACTAATTCTGGTTTTTCTACGTTCATTGTGTGGCTCCTTGTGGCTCAGTCGGCGGTTGTGTTGCTTGTTGCAGTGCTTGCTCTACCTCTGGTGGTAGAGGAGCGACAGAATTTTGTTGCTGTGTCTCTCTAACTACGCCCATCATTTCTGGGGCAACAGTATTTAGCATTGCCTCTGTTAACTCTGGGCTAATCGATCCCTTTTCAGAAAGCATACGAATAGCAAGTTCATTTGGTGTTGGTGCATCCATAGATGAGAATCCATGTGCACGACGCCATGAGTCGTAAGAGATAGCGCCTCTGTCAAAGCCTGAATCAGCATCGGCTGCTTTATCGTTTCTAGTAGCAACTGCTGATGGGTCATACCAAACAACAATTCTATCTACCTCTGTTGCACTAAAGCCTTGCGCATTAAGGTATGGACGCAGATAAACAACAGTCAAAGCATCAGCGATAAGTAGCATCAATGGTTCGATGTGTGCCTTATATAGTGACTCATCAATTTGAAGTGCATTCGAGTACTTAACATTTGCTAATCCTGTAACTACATCTTTAGGAACATCTAGTCCTTGTAGAATTCTTTCTAATACTCTGTCAGCACGAGAAGCAAGTGCTGGGTCAAATGAGCGCTCGAACTTAAACTGCTTAATCTTGTCGCCAAGTTCTGCAGGACCGCGGATGATAAGAGGAACAACGGCAGATGCAGATTCTTCGTCACGAATCGGAGTTGTCATAGCATCGATAAGTTGCTCTTCAAACTCATCTTCTGCTTCTTCTGCAGTAAAGCCTGGATTGGCTTCGGTATCTGTGTCATATGGATAATCTGGGTCGCCACCTGCTGCAACTGCCAAACCATCTGGTAAATAAAGTGCGCCAGCGTTGAGGCGAGAGCGTGCTGTTGCACGGAATGTTCTGTTGAGTAGAAGTAGTTCGGCGCAAAGGTCTAGCAAACCACGAAGTGATGAATCTGCTTCATCTGAGTAACGAGGATGTGAGCGCCAGATGCGTCCTACGAATGCATTCTTAGAAAGCTTGTTGTTGGATGCCATAGATCCACCAATGCTTTGTTCTCTACGACCAACAACATTGAATCCACCACGAGTGTCAGTCATTATCTCATCTACAGATTTAATATCCCAAGACTCTGGAATTCCTGAACCGACACGTTCTGGCATTTGAACTAAGTAACATTCACCAGCAACTGAAATGTTGAGTGCAGCATCGCGAAGAAGCCCTGCCTGTCCACCATATGCAGAATCTAAACGAGCCAATGCTCGCTCAGCCGCTGCTGCTAAACGTGGGTCAATAGTGTTAGACAACGCTACTGGTGCTGGGGCTTCTGCAGCGTTATCAACAGCAGCAGCATAGATACGAATGCGAGAAACTACAGAGGCAACTAGATTAAATGCGTATTTGATTTCTCCAATAGCATCGTAGTATTCCCATGCTTCAGATTGCCATGCACTAGAGCCAGCAGAGCGACGTTGTTTGAATTGCTCAAACTCGCCTTTATCATTAATTTTAATTTGTACTGCAGCAGCAGTTAAAGTTCTAGGTGTTGAGTAGGAAACTGATTGGGCGTTAGTGGAAAGGAATATTCCACTAGGGCCTGTAATTTTTGGTTTAGCGTTTCTAACTATTTGAGTAGAACGAGTAGTAGACTTTTTTCTTTGTCTAGTCTTTTTTGGTGCGGCTTCAGGCGTGGCAATAGGGGTAGGCTCTATCGGCTCTTGGTGTTTAAAAACACTCACCCTTTTAACTCCTCGTCTCTATGGCGGAGTAGAGGACTAATCATTTTTCCTCATACGCAGCCAGCAAACCAGCAATGGCAGAGATTGCTAAAACAACCTCTACTGGATGTACTACATTAGGGATAATCATACGTGATATTTCAAGTAGTGATGCGACCCATATCGATGTGCACCACATACAGGTAAAGAGATAGCCAAACTTTGACCTCTCTGGAGGAAACCTTTTCCAGATTGCATTTCTTGGTCTAGAGAAAATCTCGTCTTTTACTATAAGCCTTGCTACCCTATAGGTCGCAAGACCAGCAACTAGTAGTTCAAAAAAACTATCCATTTACTCTTCCCCTCCAACGGTAATAATAGAGCCGTAGGGATTCCAAGACCTTAATCTGGAACCACAACCGCAGTTCTCATCCTTACTAAATGCAATAAGCTTTCCAGACTCGGTGGTGACTCTGTGAATCCTATCTATCTTGCTATGAGAAATATATGTCTCATTGAAGACCACATTAGCGCCTGTAGGAGTATCTACAGCAATTAAAAGTTTATTGTTTAAAAGGATTGCCCTACATCTATCTACATGCCTAGTGCCTGCAGGAGATGCTCCCTTAGGTAAAAGCTCGTTTATATCTTCTAGAGAACCTGGTAAGGCTAGAGCAACCATTGCTGGAAACACGTCTGCTACCACGTTCACACGACCCCCTTGTACTTGGAAGGTATGTAAAAATCTTCCCAGCCTAGAAATGATTTAGCAATTGTTAGAGGAACTAGAAGAGGTTTTTCTCTAGAAGTACCTTCGGGGGTCAACCATACATCCATATCTTCTTTTTTCAGTGCTATAGGAAAGGACGCCCAGGTTTTATTTTTCTTAAGAAGTTCTATAGGAAAGGCAATTGGGTGAGGGGATTCCTTAGAAGTAATTGTTTCTAGACGTCGAGCATTTGGTCTAGCGCCCTGCTTCTGGGGGTTTAGCCATATGGCAACAACTAAGTCTTTTTCTAGGTACGTCCCAGAGGAGTTCTTATATGTCTTAGCCATTACTTATCCTTCTAGCCATTGCTCTGTAAGTAACCCCAGCGGCCTCTGCGATAGCAGCCGTTGAGACCCCTCGACTATGCAGACTCTTTGCGATTTCGGTTAACTCACTATTTGCTAGGGCTAGTTCGCTATTTGGTGCACTCTTTGCTCTATAGCGTCTAGAAAGGCTTGAGAGGTGTTTTAAGCGAGGTTTTAGCTCGGGGGGTACACCTAGGGATATAGAACGTAGCCTAGGAGTATCAGAAAGGGGGGATAGAACGGTTAGAGACTTGGCTGGAGTTTCTGGAATAGGCTTTATTTGCTCCTGCTGAGCGGCATTTTTGACCCAGAAATGGATAGTTGACTTTGGCTTAGGCGGAGTAAAGGACTCAGCGATAATCCCGAGTGACCAGCCTGCTTCCCAGAGGCAGCGTAGGCGGGCAGTAAATGCCTCCTGAGAAAGAGATAGCAGAAACTTAATCTCTTCCTTGGGTAGTTTCGGTTTGTTCTTCACTCTTGTATTTTACATCGTTTTGAGATGTCGTACAGGAAGAGGGCATTGATTCTTGGACGAAAAGGGAGAAAACATGAAGGTTTCCATTATTTGCTTTTGGCCTGCGAGAAGGCTCTGTATGGTTTTGGACATTTTCTAAATCGTTTCCGGAAAGTTTTTTCTTAACAATGGATTTTCTGTACTTTTTAGGTTTTAAGAATAAAAAATAATAATTTTTATTTTATTAAGATTAAGCAAATCACCCTTACATAGGCAGATGCCTAAAAAACAAACTTGAGTCGAGGTGGCTCAAGTTTACTTTCTTACTTATGTTGTTACTATCTGACTCTCTTACTTGGCTGGCTAATGTCTGATTAGTCGAGGGTCAAGTAGTTGTTGATAGTTGATACTTCCCTTGAAACTTCAACTAAGTTACTCATGAGTAACATCTTACAAATGTGTGACATAAATCCTAGGGAAACACTTGACATACATGTCCTAGTGTAATACTATGTACTTACTGGAAATCACAAGGGGTGATTGACACCAAAAGGGGGAAGAGAATGTTTATACTTGACTGGATAGATGAGAACCTAGATGTAATGGCTCCTGTAGGTGCTTTCATAGGCGTAGGTATATCGATAGCCCTATGTTTTATCTTTGGATAAAGTCCTAAAAAACCCCCCTACCGCATAGGTCGGGGGGCTTTTTTAATGTTAGTAGGCTATTGACACCTTTGTATCCGCAAACAACTTACTTACTGTGGACTCGTTAATACCTTCATCACCGCAGAACTCTAACAACGCCTTATGAGTGTTCTCTTTATACCAACCTCGTTTATCTATATCGGCGTCGGCATATCCTTTAGCAACTAGCTGCTCTTGAACTAAGGCAACTGACCTAGAGTTTCGTTCATTGCCGCTAAGAACTAGCTTAGACAACACAACAACTTCTCCATCTTGGTAATCAATTGGTGCCGCATCTAGTTTTTTACTTTTTGCTTCTTCAGCCGCAGGAGCTTCAGCTGCAGGTTCAGCTGGAGTATCAACAACTTCAGCAACTTGCTCGAGCTCTGGTTCTAGCTCTGGTTCTGCTGGAGTATCAACAACTTCAACAACCGCAGGGGCTTCAGGCTCAGACGGCACTTCCCAACTAGCGGGGGCTTCTTGGTTTAATTCATCGCTCATTATTTTTCCCCTTCTGGGAACTTCTTAATCCATAGATTAAAATTACTTTGCTCGGTATTACCATTATAAGGGAACTTACCTACCCCCCATGATGACCAATTGCTACCTTCATTAGTCATGCGGTAAGCAATCTGGGCATTGACAACTGGGTCAAACAACTCTTTATTGGAGTTAAGTTCGTACTTATCACGCCGTGTTACGCCTAGCCCCCCAATCATATTGATTTGGAAGATGCCGTATGAGTTATCTCCTGTTTTAACATTGCCATTAAAGGCTAGAGGGCGTCCATTTGATTCTTTCTTTACAACTGCCCACGCTACTTTGAGTGCTCTACCTTCAAACCCAACGGTACTTAGCATCTTGGCTAACTCTTCATCGGTGAAAGGAGTCGTCTGTTCAGAGAACTTCTTCAACTCTAAATCTCTAATTTTTACTTTATGCGCTTCAATTTCTTTTTCAATCTGGATTCTTAAAGCATCTTCACTCTGAGTTGTCTGTTGTGCATTTGATGCTTGAACATATGTAGAGAAAGTGGATACGAACACCACCGCAATTAAAACGCTTACTATTTTTTCGACAACTGTGTTGTTTAGTTTGTGCATTGATTTTCCTTTGTTAGGGGACAGAGACAAGGTTGCTTAACTAGCCAACCCGTATCACCCGCTCGGGGGAGATAGGTACTACAACTACCTTTCTAATGCGTCCATAAGTCATGAGTCATTTGGTCGTTCATAGGTATCAGGTTACCACAAATAGTGCAGGAAAGTGGAGTTCTGCCTTAGCAACTCTCGCAAATAAGCCCATTTCTATAGTCATTCTCCTCAATAGCCATAGATTTACCGCATTTCCAGCAAGAAATGTAAATGATTTGTTTTTTCGTGGTTTTCATCTAAATACCCCCCTTTAAGTCAAATAGTATCACCTTTATGACAAATAGTCAAAGACACGCCGAGACAGCAAAAAACCCCCTATCCCAAACCAAGTTCTAGGGGGTTCCTGCCAAACCTATCTTTTCGACTTACTTCTCTCTACTAGCCAAAGTAGCCGTAGCAATTGATGTGAGACCAAAGGCCACCGTATAAGTCATCTCTGCCTGCCAAGCCGACACTATGGTCGCAAAGCCCAGCACAAGGGTTCCTACGGCAGTCCATACAATGTTTAAGTTATTCATTTGTTGCCCTTCTTCTTAGGTTTAGTCCTACCCCTCAGGCGAGAAGAAGGATCTCTTAGTTGCGCTCCACCATTACGGATAGCCTTCCTAGCAGTTCTATAACAAACTCCTAGTTCAACCGCAACGCTATCTATAGCCAGACCAGAATTATAAAGTTCTACAGCCTGACCTTCTAGTTTTTTACTTTTTGCCATTAGGCTCAGAACCTTGTTTTCTCTTAACCACCCTGTAAATTAAAACTCCAAACAACACCGCGAGCGCGGCGGGCGCATAGACGGAGATGTCGAAGAAGTTGCTAGACAACTCAATCCACTCAAACTTACAAGTAAAACCACAATTAACTAGTGCCTCAGTCTCTTCCATTAGATTCCCTCTTTCACTCTGTTGTAATGAAGTTCCGTAAGTTCTTTACGGAGCCTGTTGTTTTCTTGTAGTAACTTACCCTGCGCCCTGATGCTGACCACCATAACAAAGCATGAGCAAGCAAGCGCAATCGTAATTCCAATAAGTGTTCCCGTGTCCAGTAGCATTTTTACTTTTTCCTACTTTCCTGTTTTTCCAGTTCGATAAACATTTTGTTTGTTCTCATTGGAGGCATTGGTATTGCTTCCATAAATGCTCTTGCTTCAGCAGTTGTCTCTAGTTCAGACCACTTCCAAAACTGTTCATCACTCATAGAGGCAAACTTAATCAGAAACTCGGCTTGCGTTGCGCTAGTTCTTTCTCTGTCTTTAATAAGTTGTTTTCCTTTTTCGGTTACTTTCATTTTTACTCCCCTTTCTATTATGGATAAAGCAGGTCTAAGCAGAATTGGTTCATCTGCTCTGTTGGCACTTTGCACATCTCAGGTGTTGTAGCCTTGAACGCCCAAGCGAAA